TGTAGCTGCTGGGTCTAACTGTCCTAATACTTTTAAACTATCAGCCATGTTTTACACCCATTAATAAAAATTGATGTTTGCGTATGGCTTTACTAACACCTGATTGTTGCATTGTTTTTAATGTTCCTATTTCAGAATTAATATCTTGCAATGCTTGTTCAATAGTTCTTCTTGTAATTGCTTCATTAACTTCATCATATTCTATATTAGCAATAGGTAGCGGTATTGTAGATTTTTCTGCCATTATCGTTTGCCATCCTGTCTAAGTTCTAATCTTAAATCTCCTAATCGCCAGCCAAAGTTATCTGCTGTATTTTCTATTCTGATAGCACTTTGCCTGCTTCTTGCTCTAGTATTTGTAAATGTAGAGTTAGGAGTAACAGCAACTGTTTGTAATGTAGATAAACTTTGTAATGGATAGTCTCTACCCTTAATTACAAAATTTACAGTATTGGCTGTATCATCTGATCCTCTATATTCAAGGTCTGGTATAAGTTTAGATATAAACATAAAATTTTCACCATCAGGGTCTAAATCAAAATCTGATGATTCTATAAATGCTGTAAATGAAGAACCATCCGCACTATGACCTGTTTCGTGATTATATAAATAATTATTATCTGTAGTATCTAACTTACCAGCAGCTATAGGATTATCTAATATATATGCTGGATTCCAAGCTGTTCTAGTAAAACCATCACTGGTTGTACCTATTGTCCAGGATTGCTCTAAATAATTGTATGCAATATATTTATCTACTTCAGTAGAACTAGCACTAGGATAGAACCATATAATTTCATTATGTTGTGGTATTGATGCAGCAAATACTTTAAAAGTTTGAGAATAATTAAAATCATCAAATACATGATCTAAAACAGAACATGGTAATCTTTGTGCAGAACCTGCATATTGATAAAAAGCTCCATTATCCATAAAGAAAACTGTATTACCACCTGTTGCCATAGCATTTGGAGATATTAAAGACATACCAGTTGCTACTTCATTAAAACTAAATACAAAAGGTGCTCCGACAAAACGCATTGAAACTATGCCTGCATCTGTCCAAATAAGTATTTCTTGTCTAGTTTGCATAGCTCCTATTATTGAAGAGCCTGTAGAAAGTTGCACACCACCTGCTGAGTTAGTTGCTGTAGGTGTCCAATCTACTGCACTTTCTGCATCAGAAAAACGTACTAATAGTGGGTCTATTGTTGAAGAACCTATAGGATTGCAACCAAATGCAATAACATGACGATCAATATCTGACATCATTATTTGAAATACTGATGTTGGCACATTACTTGCACTAGCCCTACTGCTAGCTGCTACTGCTCTTGTTCCAACTCCAGATGATTCATCCCAATAATATATTGTTCCATTTCTAGGTGCTGCAATAGTATCATCTCCAAAACTATCTAAACTCCATAATCTAAGCTGATTTGTTAATGATAAAGCTGGAGATTCACCCCATGTTCCACTACTCCATGCTCCTGAACCAAATCCACTATAAGGAACATATACATCTAATCCAATATTTAATTGATAAGCAGCAACTGTGCTAGAACCACCATTACCAGTATCTGATGAGTTTGCTGTTATTTCACTACTACTAGAATCTTTTGCTTCTATTGTGTAAGAGTTGGTATTAACAATCGTATCTATTTCATATTCTTGATTAAGTATTGCAGCAGTTATATTGCCACCTAAAGATACTGCATCACTAAAAGTTACAAAATCTCCTTTTACTGCACCATGTCCACTTTCAGTTACTGTTATTGTTGCATCACCATTTGATGCAGAAAAAGTTGCATCACCTGCACTAGTTGTTAATCTAATTGGTGTTATGTCATTAAAGGTTGTACCTTCTTGTGCATATAACTTTTTATGTGTTCCTAAAATATTATATTGCGATTGATTAGCAGTTTTGTAAGAAATAATTTTTCTACAAGTACCTATAAATGTATTGCTAGAATTTTTTTGCCAACCACCTATTCTTTCAGGTCTGCCTTTTCTAAATCTAACTTTGTCTGCATCAAACCAACCACCCTCATTAGAGTAGTTTGTTCCTTCTTTATTAATTCCTGGTTTAAAAATAAATTTAGAAAATGGCATTTATATCTCTGTCCAGTCTTTACCTTCAAATAATAAAGCCTCTGCTTCTCTTCTTCTAATTAATCCTTCTAACACTTTACCACCTGCTTTATTCCATCTTTTTATTTCATGTGGAACATCTTGATATTCTTTATTATTTAATTTTTTTAACATAGTGCTTTCGTTTAAGTTAGTTGGTCCTAAGTTGTAAGTCCATGCTACAAGTGCATCAAACTCACATTGTTTTAAAGTGACATCTACTGCATCATTTACATATCCACCATACTCATGTAACTCTTCTTCAAGCCAAGCATCAGCTTGTTCTTGCGTGCAAGTATCACCAGCTTTTACACCTTTAGTTCTGCCATAAGCAATCGTTAAAACATCTACGGCATCGTAGTAAGCCTCTAACTTACATCCTTCAAATTTTTTAATTAAAGAAATTCCTTCATTTGATATATGCATACTATTCCCCTTTTTTTGTAGTAACTTTTCTATAATACACAACCACATCTTTAAGTTCTGTGATGTATCTTTTAATTTCTTGCATGTTATAAGCCATAATTTCATAGTCAGGTATTGTCATAGCAAGAAATATTAATTCACCTTCTTGTGCTTCTATTCTAGCTAATTGTTCTTCCCAATTTTGAGGTGTAACTGCTATCCATTGAGGTTGTTGTAAATCAATCTCTCTAGGCATAATAGGTTGCACTATATTTCTTTCTATAGGTTTAGAACTAACTTGTATCTGTTTAGTTGGAATTAGGCTGCAACTGCAAGCCATCATCAAGATTATCAACAGTATTGCTGATTTTCTCAATGTCTTCCATGATATGCTTTGTACCATTATTTATCTTCCTTTCCATTTCTACTGGATCAGCCAATATTTTAGAGGCTAACTCATAATTTTGTATAAACTGTGTATATCTATTTAATTCTCTTTGTGCTGCTTGACTCTTTAAACTAAGGTCTTGTAATTGTTGTGTTTGCAACTCAAAGTCTTGTTGTAATGATTTTATGGCTTCTTCTTGCGTTGCAACTGCTCCTTCTAAAGCTGCATTATTGGCTTGTAAAATTTGATTTTGACTATAAAAATAATAACTAGCTAAACCAAGTATAAGTACAATTCCTAATAATATTTGTTGCATTATAATTCTTCTATTATGTAATTAAGACCGCCTAAACTTCTATATTCTATTGTTTTATTTTCAATGTCTCTAAATTTAAGATGGCTTTCTTTTTGTACTATTATTTTTTTAGCTGTATAAATTTTATCGTCTCCATCACCATATTCATTATTAAAAGATACAGTTATTTTGTAATGATATATAAATAAATTTACAAACCATCTATACAATTTTTTCATTCTTCCATACACCAATGCCAAGCATCATTATCTTGATACAAAAATCCTTGACACTGTTTATATTTTTCACGCCATTTATCAGAATCATACTTATCATTCCACTCTAAGTTAGAGTTTTCTGCTATGGGTATGTAGTTAGATGGTGTAGAACAACCAATTAAAAATATACTAACCAGCCAAAGGATTTTTTTCTGCATCTTCTATTTTGTCTATTTCTCTTTGCAAGTTTTGTATTTCAGCTTTAATAGTAGCTACATCTGTTTTAATATTAGTAACATCAGGTACTTCAATATTATCTATTTCTTTCTCAAGAAACTGGACAGATGTTTCTATAGAAGCAAAGCGTTCTTCGATAATTTTCATTTCATCTTCAGCTTCACCTATACCACCTATCTTAGCTTCTAAATTAGCAATACGATTTACATAGGTAGCACCTGTGTAACCAAATCCTGCTAATGTAGAAACTATGGTTGCTAATGCTATAAGTTGTCCTGTTTTACTTTGAAACCAATCCATAGTTATCTCCAAATTTGTGGTTGTGCTTTTGTCATATTTTCTAAATTACTAATGTTTGTACTCGCATAATTATAAAAAGCATTTATATTGTCATCTAGTGTAGCAGAGGTATATATGTCTTGAGAAGCATACCAACTATTATTATCAGGCAACTGATATTGTGTGTAAGTATTAAACTGTGGCACATAACCTATTAAAGCAACTAGACTAGATTCATCGCTATATTCACCTGTAGCTTGTTGTTCTTCTTGCATTTCTTCTTGTTGAGATTCTATGTTTTGTGCAATAATTTGGTCAGCTATTTGATCTGCCTCTGATGCAGTCATAACACCACTAATAGCTGTATCTATCTCACCTTGAACATTTTGTACTTGCACATCCGCCATAACAACTTCTGTGCTACCATCTACATTATTCATGGGAGTTATATTTACAGTAACACTATTAATATTTGAACTCATAGATAATACTTGGTTATTTTGTGCAGTGGCACTTGCATATTGGTCGGACATACTTGGTGAACTTGATGTACTAATACCACCACTGGATGATGATGTAGAGCTTTGAGAAGATATATTTAAATTACTATTGCTACCTGAAGAAAAAGATTGACCAGTCAATGTTCCTGTATTTACACTAGCAGATGCAGTATTAAGAGCATTTCTAATTACTCTTAAGGCTACACTTCTATTTTTGTTTTTATCAGAAGACTCATTATCTTCAATAATTTCTAATTCTTCTATAACCTCATCAACAATTTCTTCTTCAACTTCAGCTAATCTCTCTTCTTCTAGTTCTTCAAAAACTTCTTCTAGTTCTTCAAATACTTCTTCCACAGCTTCTTCTTCAAATATTTCTTCTCTAAACTCATCTTGAGGTTCATCATTATCAGCTATGCGTTCTTCTCTTATTTCTTCTCTATGTTCTTGTCTTTCTTCTTCAAACCAATCATCAAGTTCTTCTATAGTATTTATAACTAAAAAGTTTTCAGGTTCAGTAAAATCTTCTACAAATAAAGTTTCTTGTAAAACAAACTGTTCTAATAATATATCTTCTTGATGTACAGGGTCTTCGTGTCTAGGATGAAAATTATCTATAAAAGGTAAAGGCTCAGGTTCAAAAAAAATAATAAACTCATCTGTTTCAGGTTCGCCAAAAAATTCCTCAAAATCATCATGTCCAAACTCTTCAAAAGGCGGGAACATTTCTTCTTCAAATATTTCAATAGTAATAAAAGGTTCTTCTTCATGGTGATTAGGTCTATCATCTATAAATATACCAGTAGCAAACTGTTCTTGTTCATCTACAAATCCAAAGTCAACATTCCTGTCATCAAAAAAAGCTACTGATTCTTCTTGCCTATAACCAGCACAAAAAGGTGCATATTGTGGGTTTTCATCACATTGTTGGTCATCATAAGCAGACCAATAACTAGGACATGATTCACTATAAAGCTGAGTAATATTACATTGTTGTGTTAAGAAAGCATCTGCATAACCAGAACAGCTACTATCATTTAAAGGGTCTGAACAGTCAACTCCGTTACCACTACCTACTCCATATAAACTACCACCACCTTCAAGCAAAGTATTAGATGATGTATTATTCCAGTTTGTATTTACGCATGAACCACTGTTGGTAGTGCCTGTATTACATTCATCGTGAAATAAATATTGATAAACTTGCGTAGAGTTAGCACCTACTTCACCAATAATTACATCATGGTTAATAATATCTAATTCATCGTATCTATATTCAAATGAATTATTTGGATAAAGTATAACTTCAAAGCTATTATCAGAATCACGATTGTACTCTCTCATATCATACCAACCGAATATCATCTTAGTATTATCACCCCAAGACTTCATTCGAGAACTATTATCTCTTATTAGGTCAGTCCAAAAAGGAAACATAGTATAAGTGTATTGAGAACTAATAGGGTCAGGAGTGTAATCACCACAATAGTTATTGTAGTTAATATTGCCTGTACCTAAACCAAAATGAAGGCAACCATTAGTAGCCATACGAGCAGAATCAAATTGTTGATTATAAAAAGTAAAAGTAAAAGGTATTGCTATGGTTGTTGAAAGTTGGTCATCACCTACTTCATAAGCTAACTCACCCTCAAAGCTACCTGCATTTTTTTGTAGTTGATAAAGGTCTTGATTAGCTTCATATATGTATTGTGCCTGTATATTTAGGCACAAACACATTAACCCCCATATAATTCTTTTTTGCATTGTACTTACGATAACTTTACTGACTAAACCTGCTACATCAGCCTGTATTTTATCTCTTTTAGGGTTATGCTCTTGACTGCATTGTGCAATAAACTCATCTTCAATATCTTCTTTATCAGGTCTTTTAGATGGGTTAGCTATCCATAATGCTTTAGCTTCTTCACCTATTTTACCTTCATATGGTGCTGGTGTACCTGCTTGCCACATAGCTTTAAATACTCTTTCATCTTGTGCTAACAAAGATATTGCTGCTACTTTCATGCCCATATCGTATAAATATTTAGATAGTTTTAATCTTTCGCAATTCATATCTCTTACAGATTTACCGCCTGATAAACCAAATACTTGTCCTTGAAATGCTCCTGAAACTCCTGTGGTACATAAATCCTGCGAATAACTCATTATAGATGGAGCAATAGCAGACGCAGGAGGAGCCTCAGATTTAACATTCTGATTTATTGTCTGCGTGCTATTTGATTCGTTAATGTTTCTATTGGTGTTATCAGATTTAGTGTTGTTATTATTCTGATTAACATTATTAGTCTGCACATTTGATTGCGAGGTAGATTCGTTAATATTTTTATTTGTGTTATCAGATGTGCTAGTTGATGTATTTACATTAGTATTATTAACAGTTTGATTTACTGTTGAATTTACATTACTTGTAGATGTAGAAGTATTTACATTTGTATTAGTATTATTTGATGTGCTGGTTGCAGTCGAAGTATTTACATTAGTGTTTACATTTGTATTTTGATTTGTATTTACATTTGTATTTGATGAAGTATTTGTATTTGTAGATACATTTGTATTTGTAGAGGTATTAGTATTATTAGTGGTCGTATTATTAGTATTAGTATTAGTGTTGGTGTTTGTGTTGGTATTATTTGTGGTAGTTTCATTTGTTGTATAAACATTAGAATTTTCACAATATTGCGTGCCATTGACACAAGCTGTACCAGATTGCTGTGATGATTGTGCTTGAGCAACTGTGTTATATCCTATTAAAAATACTATCCAAAACATAAAGAAACACCACGCAATAATATTATCGTGTCGTCTTTGATCGTTATCGTTCACTTTTCTTCACCTTTAAAACTTTTACTACTACCACTTGTACCAGCATATAATCCAAACCATGCTGCACCTGAACCTACTATTATTGATATAAGACCACTCTGTTCAAAGGTTGGTGTTTCTAAATTCATAAACCACATAGTTGAATAATATAAAAGAAATATATAAACACTTAAAAATACTCTTGGAAATATTCTCCAAGAATCTACAGCTTTAGCTAGATGAATCCAACCTTGATGAGGATTGCGAGTTGTTTCATCTTCTAAATCTCTAATTTTATCTTTCAGTTGTGATATTTCTTCTATCATTGCCATGAATTTATTTAAATCCATTTCAACTTCGTTACGATCCATATCGCCTGAAAATCTACTTCTATGATCTTCCATATTATATTTCTTTATATTTTCCTAACTCTATAAGTTTTTGTTTATTTTTAAGATGTTCTACAATTATGTCGCCTTTGCTTTGTCCTGTATAAGCAACAGCTAAATATTTATCAACCATTAACTGGTTAATATTTATATCATTAACATAAAGCTCACCAAGCACTCTACCAAATTTACCTTTAGCATCTTTTTGAGTTTTAATAATAACTTTGTTTGATTGTACTAAAGCATCTTGTAAAAATGATTTAGATAATATGCCTCTAGCTTTTTCATCTAAATCTCTTGTCCTAGATTCAGGTGTATCAATTCCATACATACGCACTCTTGCTTTATGAAATATTTTAAAACCTAAGTCTATAATTACATCTACAGTATCACCATCAACTACTCTATCTATTTCACAACTATATTCATACATTATCTTTTACCTTTATGTAAACCATGTTTAGCATGTTGTTTGCCTGCTTTTGTAGCTGCTCTTTTTTTTCTATTAGCTGCTGCTAATTTACGCCTACCTTTTGCAGTAGATTTTAATTTTTGTATTTGAGCTTTTGGTGCATAAACTTCTCCTGTTTCAGAAGATTTTTTTCCGCTAGGAGTAGTCCATTTTTGACCAGTCCATTTTTTTAAACTTTTTTGAGATTTTTTTAATGCCATTAGTCTTCATATAAATTATTAAATGTTATGTCAGGGTCCATATAACTTTCATGTTCTTCTGCTGAATGTAAGTATTGCGAAGGTTTAAAGTCTGGTGGTCCCTCTCCTGTAACCCATAAAGCAGGGTTTGTTACTCTTACTCTATTATTTGGTAAAGCTATTACATTACCTTTCCATTTACAATCTTCAGTTATATACATTACATGAGATTGTTTATGTTGTGCTGGACAATCTGCTATTGGGTGATCTGTATAATCTACTGTAAATAAATATTTAGATTTATAAAACTCACCATCTATTTTTGCTATCCAAGGACTAGAGCTAGTCCTATCTAATATCATGGTTGCATGATGTCTTGATTCACAATCCCAAGGTTGAGCTAAATGATTTTCCATAGGTTCAGGAAACTGATCCATACTTATATCTGCTACAAGTGCTTGTATTGGCATCCTTGCCCACATAGCACCACCATGAACATTAGGTATTTTTTCTTCATATAAGTCTGCTTCACAACCTGTAAATACAACTTGAAAAGACAATGATCTATCAGGAATTGTATTAACTGCTATTGCAATAGCATGTAAAAATTCACCATGATATTGTTCGTGATTATGAGTAAATTCTTTTCTTACCCAACATTTAAAATGAGGTATATTGTCTATAAGATAGGACACTATTTATATCCGCCACCTTTTGCTTTGTATTGTTTAGCTAACATCTGAGCTTTACGAGCCGACCATTGACCGGGCTTACCACCTTTACCACCTGCTTTAATTCTATTAAATAATCTTTTACGCATTGATGGTTTAGTATAATTACCTGCCTTATTTACTGTACTTTTTGTTTTTCCACCTTTTTTTAATTTAATAGATTCTAAAGTTTTAGCTTGACCAGCATGTGCTTGACTAGCTTTTTTTAATTTACTAGCTACTTTGTTTATTGTTTTTTGTGCTCTGTTCATAATAATTGACTTAATAATCCTATACTAGAAGTTATCATTAAAACATATAAACCCCAAATCATATTTTCTAATCTAGCAAATCTTGCTTGACCTTGATCTAGTCTTTTTTCTATGTTTTCATAACGAATAGCACATTCTTTTTCATGTGCTGACACTCTTTGAATTGCAGATGCCATATTATAATCCTAATTTATAAATTACTTTTTTTTATTTTTTTTAACTCTAACAGTTTTATAAGCCTCATTTACATCTGGAGTTGATTTATCATCTGCAACATATTGACCTTTTTTAGTTCTAGCACGAACTTTTTTTTGCTCTGTGCCTGTCCAATAGTCCACTACTTTTGTCCACCAACTCATTTGTCTTTTGCCTTACCAATGTTAATTGCACACCAATCAATCAACCAATACACTTTTGCAAGCATTTGATCATCTTTAGGTGTTGGTGTTAATGCACAAATAAGTGATGCACCTGATATTACCCAAGGTGCTATTTGTATTATTTTAAAAGTTAAATCTAACATTATTTTCTCCTATGAAGTTGGTGGTGTTGGAAACTCGCCTAAAGGTCTAACTGGTGGGTCAGCATTATTGTAAACATATAAAGCTGCAAGAGCATCTACATCTGATACTGCATTAATTTTTGTTCTCATATCATTAGCTGCTGTTCTAACTCCTGCTCTATAAGTAGTCCAATCACTAGCTACTGTACTGCTTGTTTCGGTAGCCTTTACTACCATCCAGTCATTAGGTTGTAGTAAGCTATACGCTTGATTGTCTATTATTAAAGAGTGTGTATATTTTAAACCTCTAGTAACAACTCCATCAGTAGTTGTATCATCTAAAGCTCTAGCTGTTGCTGTGCCATAGGTAGCTGTAACTTTGCCACTCCCAAATGCAAAAGACTGGTCTGTATTAATATAATATTCAAGGTCTTTATAATTAGTGTTGTCTATTACAACTTCATAAATGCCTATGGCTTCTAACTCAGAGCTAGTCCAAAGCATAAAAATGTTGCTGGGATATTGTATATCTCCTATAGTTAATGCTTTAGGTCTTGTATAGACCTGTGTTACGTTATCTGATTCTACTAATGCCCACATATTTTACCTCGCTGTTGTTGGGATTCCTGTTGATGTTACGAATGGATTTTCTGCAAATGCCATATAAATGTAATCACCACTACTTGAGTTTTGACTAGCCTGTGTTCCTCTCATTTTAAAACCATTACTTAAAAAATCTAATTGACCACTAACTGTATCTGAAGATTCTAGCTCACTGTTATTTATAAACAATCTTCTACTTGCATCTTGTCTATCAGCAAATCCACCGCCTGCTGATGCTCTCCTATTATCAAATAAATTCCAATTTGAACTTCCATTGGTTCTTTTAATTAAAAGAAATGCAGGGGCGAAACCTAAATATACAAAAGTTCCATTCGCATTGCCATTGCCAGTATAAGTGCCAAACTTTGAAAATCCTTGCACATCTGTAAAAGCTAAAGCTATGTATTCAGTACTTGCAGTGTTTGTTGAAATATACCCACCATCACCACCTATGTAGTAAACTGAAGATGTTGGAGTAGTGCTACCAAAATCAGGAGAAGTAACAGCCGCAGGTGTAGTTAATGCAATACGCTTTGCAGAGCCTAGACCTTGATGATAAACATACCAACTAGCTACACTAGATGTTCCATCTCTATCTTTAGAAATAATCATTTTGGGAACAGCACCCAAGCCATGTCCTACATTTTTTCCTGATGTACTTCCATCTCCTGTATAAAAAACAAGTGATACTCCTGCTGTTGTATTGGCTTGAACTGTTGTTGCTATATTTCCATCATTGTTTGTGCTTGTAGTTCCACCACCAACTTTCCATTGCCAAGCAACAAACTCTGAACCATTTTCATTAAATTTATCATCATTAGTTCCCCCTGCATTAACTGTAAAACCATCTGTTAAAAAAGCAGTTAATTGACCATATGTAGTTCCTGTTCCTTTTCCATTTTCATTATTAGGTTGTAAATTTTCATCTGTTCCAGTTCCCATGGTTGAGTTGTATAACTCAAAATCTGTTCCATTAGTGGTTCTATTTTTCGCAATAACAATGTCAGGTTTTAAATCACTATTGCCATCATTGGTTATGCTTCTTGGGGCAGAAGTATTACCAGTCCAAAGAGCAATCTGAAAGTGTGCTGAAGGGTCGTCTATTGTTGTATAAGCCATTATCCGTACTCCGCTAAATTCTTTGTGCATATTGCATAGTAACCACTAGGTGGTGCATATTCAAAAGTTCCGTAGCCGTTGGCATCACTTGCCGCACTTGAGATTGACATAGTTGTATAGCCACCAAAGTTTAATAACCAAGTAGCTAAATTATATGCAGAAACTCCTATACACCATTGGTCATCTACTGCTGTTGGTAAGTCATATTGACCACCATTATCTGTTCCACTTGCAGGGTCTCCAGAATTTATATATGTTCCCGATTTGTGAAAATAAACTTTATTATTATCTAAGTCTAAAGCAACACCCACTACTTCTGTTTCCCAAGTATCTGCTGAACCTGTTGCTGAATTATTAATATAAACTTTGCCATCTTGTGCGCCACCACCACGCCAACCTACAGACGGACCAGTTGCACTTCCTAATGTTTTTCCATCTATACCCCAATTTTCTATACCACCAACATCACCTACACCTAGATATAAATAAACATCACCACTATTTGTGTTTTGAGCTTCAAAATACCATTTACCATTTGATACTGGTATGGTTGAAAATAAAGATGCTCCACCTGTATTATTGCCTGGTCCTGATGTAGATAAAACACCTTTAGTAGCACCCTCAGTAGGAACTAAAAACCCACCTGCACTAGTCAATATATTTCCAATAGCAAAATTATTAGTAGGTGTGTCAGTTGCTTGGTCTACGGCTGATATATTATATAAAGCACCAAAATTATTGCTGTTACCACTTACATCTAATCCTAGATTTGAGCTATCTTCAAAGTCAAGATAATAGCCTTCATTGCCAAAACTTCCTGTATATGCTTTAGGTATCCAAATACCAGTATCACTATCAAACTCGCCAAATTCTGTAGGAGCTAATTGTTGACCATCTATTAAATAAGCTTCTGCATAATAGCCACTTTGTGATTGTGCATCACTCCAACCAAAATAATGCCCCATATTTGTTTCATATAATCCAATAACGTTATTTTGATTAGGATAAGTTGCTGTTGACCAACTTGTTATTTGAACACCATTCACATAGGCTTTAACTCTATTTGTGTCTGTGCCTTGTGTTGTATCAAATGCCCATACAACATGATACCAAGCAGCTGTGTCTCTAAATACAGCATTAGAAGTAAAATTACCTGCATTACTTACATCTGAAATGTGTTTTAATCTATCATCATTAAATCCAAATAATGTATGTACTGCCCCAGCATTTCCAGTAAAAACAATACTATTTCCGCTAGATTGTAATTCAGTTCTTTTTATCCAATAAGATATAGTTGCTATTTGTGTGCTTGTTGGTGTTCCTATATTACCACTTGCTCTATAAATTCTTTCCGCACTATCAGCTTCAATTTTTAAAGAGTTATCAATATCATACCCAGTAGAAACACTTCCTCGATTAGCAGTTCTCTGTAGGGTTTCCATCTTAGCTTTGTGTTAGGTTTTGACTAATGCCGATATTTTGCCATTTTGAGCCATTGTATCTAAAGGTATAGATGTCAGTCTTTGCATCTGTGGCGGTCATGGTCGGAGTTACATCGCCCACGAATTCAAATACAGCGTTCCATGCTAAAGTATATGGACCGCTTGATGCGTGTTGAGCTACTTCAATACTGATGATAGCTCCTTCTACATTATTGGAAGGTGCTGATATAGTTGAGTTTTCTTCTAGTAATAAGAAAGCATTTGCTGCTGCTGCTGCATCCCAAGACACAGTTCCGTCTGTTAAAGATACTTGAGATATGTTTGCTGATACTTGTGCTGTTACAACACCTGCTACATTAAGAGTACTATCAATATCTGTAACATCTAAGTTAGCAGTACCATCTACATCTAAATCTGTACCAACATATAATTTTTTAGCAATACTTGCTCCACCTTCAGTTCTTAATGCACCTGTATCACCAGTTGCATCACTTGCGTCTGTGGTATCAGTTATATCAACTACTCCTGCAACTGTAAGTGTAGATGCCATATCAACTGCACCATCTACATCTACAACATCAAGATTAGCTGTTCCATCAACATCAAGATCAGTACCTACATATAGTTTCTTGGCTATACTTGCACCACCTTCTGTACGCAAAGCTCCAGTATCTCCTGTAGCATCACTAGAATCTGTAGTGTCTGTAATATCTACAACACCTGCTACAGTTAAAGTTGAAGCCATATCTACAGCACCATCAATATCTACCACATCTAAATTAGATGTACCATTGACATCAATAGCACCTTCTAGGTCTATATCACCATTAACGATAAGATCATCCGTTACTGTTAGATCATCTTGTACTTTTAAATCTACAACATTAAGACTAGCAAAAGCATCTACAACTGCTGCTCCAGAACCTGCTCCATCTAAATAAATAACTTTTGTATCTCCAGCAGGTATAGTTATATTAGCTCCTGAACCTTGAGATATAATTATATTTTGTGAACCACTGGTAGCATTTTCTATAATTTGCACACGCTTCATGGTGTTTGGACCAATGGTTATAGTACAGGCTGAATCTAATGTACCTGTATATTTAAGGTGCATAGCTCTACCAGAATCTGCTGAACCATCTGCTACAGTAGTAGTATGAGTATCAGCATTAGTTGTAATAGCTTCTGTGCCAATACCTAAAGCCTCTCCGATAAGTTCTAAGTTGGTATTTGTGGATGTACCCCAAGTACCTGACTCATCACCAGTTGCTATTTCTTTTAATCTTAAATTATTTACATAAGTTGCCATATTATGCTACTTCCTTCCAATTTGGATTTTGTGTTGTACTAATTGTAGAGTAATAAGGAGTTTGAGAATCGTCAATTAAACTCCAAACATTTACTCCAGTTAAACCTGTTGTTCCTTGATTTCCAGTTACATCTACATCTGCATTTGCTTGTGTTGTAACTGAATCTATTGCTGATGTACCTGCTAAACCTGTAACACTAAGATTGTTATTGGTGATTAAAGTTTCATCACCTAAGTTTAAAGTTGATGCTACTGCGGATACACCTGTTACTGCTGCTGCATTTACGGATACAGAACTTACTGCACTTGTAGAAGATTCACCTGTAACTGATAAATTATTGTTTGTTACTAAAGATTCTGTGCCTAACGCACTTGTTGCTGATACTCCAGTAACTCCTACTTCACCACCAGCACTTACTGCAACTGATGTGATAGCAGTTGTGCCTACTACTCCAGTTACTTCTACAGGTACGGACTCTCCCCATGCACCACTTCCCCATGTGGATCGACCCCAACCTGTAACTGCTGACATATTAAGCTATTCTTATAATTGCGTTAGATGCGTCTGCTGTTGGAAATTGAATTGTAAAATCACCTGCGGTTGATGTTTTATCTCCACCAAAAGCTAATATACATACTGCTGGATCACCTGAAGCTGAGTCATTAAATATCATACAACCATTTGCAGTAACTGTTGCATTAGAAAATGTTAAATCTGCAAAATCAGTAAACG